CAGGTGTTATCTCATCCAATGTAATTTTCATTAGCTATTCCCTTTCAGTAGTTTCATCGAAGCCCAGGCAACCAAACCCAAGCCAATAAGCGAGGCACCATTGATAGGTGCCAGCGGGTCAATCATCCCTGGAGCGAACAGAAACCCTGCACCCACCACCATCAACACCCAGCCCATCAGATCGCCCCAATCAGGAGTGCAACACTTCCCACAAGTGCAGCACCGACCAAAGCAATACCGATAAGCAACCAGCCCGTCACATACTGTGATGAACGCTTCCGCTTGTGGAGGTCAGCCCTCAACACCTCGGACACCTGCAAAGCGACATGCTCACTAGCAGGCTTAGGGCCACCGCGCCACGCCTTCAACGCAGCGTCCATCATTTGTTCATCGGTCATGATGAGCCAGCGCGCCTCATCAGATAGGGCATGCCGGTGCATGTGATCCCATTCCACAATCTCGCGCAGTCGCGGGTCATGGATGTCTTGCAGTTCTATCTCTAGGTTCTTGAAAAAGCCCATTAGTTTTCCCTTCCTTTAGGCAATAACAAAACCGTACACCGATATACACAGTTTCCGCAACATTTACTAACACCGGCGTGTATAGTAGTGCCCATGATGAACCCAGGAAACTACGATTTAGAATCCATGAGCCTGCAACAACTCGCAGACCTCCGAGAGTGGCAACTGGAACGCCTAGAAAAGGTCACCACAGCCCTCAGGGGGCGCGTACAGACCGAATATGAGGACACTGCGAACATCAAGGCGCTCGCTAAAAAAGCGGGCGTTACAAGGCGAACAATCTACGCCTGGCTTGGTCAGTAACTACTGGCAGGAATCGCACTGCAGTAAATCCATCGGATCTACCGGCACGTCATAATCTGCCACACGCTCGACAGCGTCCAGATGTGCCATTACTTCTCAGCCTTGTCATACTGCAACACCGATGTCAGCAGGGACATGACACCGGCAAGCGCGGCCACACTACCCACATTTGCCCAATCCACATCAAACAGGCCCACAGCTCCCACAGAAATTGTTGCAATAGCAACCTGCGCCACAGTCTTGATCGCACGCTCTCCCGCATACGCCCAATAAGCTTTCAATTTATCCATCAGGGTTCTCCTCTTTTCCATGAAACGATTTGTCCTCCCACACAGCACCAAACACATAGGAGGTGAGAATCAAGGTTACCAGGGCAACACCGCCCGTAACCAAATCACCTGCACCCACTTTGTCCTGCCACACAGAAATGATGGAAGCAATGAGCATAATGACCCCAAGCCCGAAGCCTGCGAAAATGTAGCGCCTGCGAATAGCCCAAGAAGGTTTCACCTGGTCATCACCGCAATCAGGGGGGACACTATGGCTGCCAGGAAACCGAAACCTCCGATTGCTTGCCACATCCGCATCTCAAGTTTCCGGATCCGAACCTCGTGGTCATCAATTTTATCTTCAGAGTCAGGCAGGGCGTTCGCAATTTTTTCCAGGAGCTTCCCTTGCCGTTGCACCTCAGCATAAATATCTCTCATTGAAACCCTTACCGCGCCGGTGTCGTGTTCTTCAGTCATCACACGCTCCCATCGTTCAGGGCACGCTGTAACGCGCTAACCGTTATACGCCCCCACACGCCGTCAGGTTTCACACCTAGGCGTTCTTGCACTGCCTTGCGGGTTTGTGGCCCTAGTTGCCCGTCTATGGGTGCTCCTGCCCATTCCTGCACCGCGCTGTAAGTCATCCTGCCGGGCCGGCCATCAACAATCCCAGAGTTGTGCCCTGCAGCGTTTAAAGCTCTCTGCCACGCCGACCAGGTGTCACGATTTAAGCGACCCGTCACCCGCAAAGGTGAAGCCACGACTGACGGTGAGCCTTGCAGGAACGGTACAGGATCCATTGTGTTACCCCAACGGCCTCCGCGTTTGCGAACCTCGAAGTGTAAATGGTTGCCGGTGCTCGCCCCGGTAGTGCCTGAGGTGTAAACAAAATCCCCAGCCTTGACACGGTTCCCAACTTTTAGCGCGGTCTTGTGAGCGCCGTGATAATAAACCGTCACAATTTCGCCATGATCAATGAGGACTGTGTGCCCTCCGCCTCGAGGTGACCAACCCACCTTGGACACTTTGCCAGCGCCCGCAGCAGTTACCGGGAAAGATCCGGCAACATCCACACCCTGATGAAAAGCCCGCTTACCCGTTATCGGGTGAACCCTCCACCCATAAGGGCTGTTCTTGTTTATACTGCGACCTGTAGGCCAGGGGTTCTGAAGTTTCATTAGTTGCTCCTCCCGTGAAAGTTGAAGACAAAAACATGCCGCCCCCAAAACACATCAACCGTAAAGTGCCCGAACCTCTGAAGCAAGATACCCCACTGTTTCGTACCTCCCACTTGTGGCCGATAGTGGATATAGTGCACCACGGCAAAACCGAGGTTAAAGTACTTGTCTGCCCTGCCCGTCCCCAGGTTAGACAGTTTCATTAGTGACCTCTACCCAGTCACCAGCTTGCTCATCCCAAGTGTGCATTCCTTCAGCGGGGTAGGCGATAGGTGCAACCCAGAGGCAAGTGTCCTCATCGAGTACCCACGAAGCGTATGGTTGTGGTGGGATGAAAGCGTCGCGGGTTTCATCGTAAGTGAACCCTATCCCCGCATAGTTGTACCGGAACGCTTTGGACTGGTCAGCGCTTGGCTCCCCATCCGTGTAGTGAACCCCGCCGGAAGTGTTGTACGAAGTTTGTCTGACCGTGAAACCCTCTGGAGCGTAATAGACTTCCCAATCGTCTACGCCCTCAACAACATCATCGCGCCCGACAAAAACTGTGGTCACCGTTTTTTTAGAATCGAGTACCGCGTAATGAGCCATCGCCTTATCCAATCGTAACTGTGTCAGTAGGTCCAGCGGCGGTTATTGTATAAACATTGAATATGGTACCAGCGCTCACAGAACTTGTAACCCCACCACTGAATGTCACACTTGCTTGTTTGGAAACACGGAAAATTACGACTCCTGAACCCCCAGCGCCACCAGTTCCGGCCCCTCCACTGACAGCCGCGCCACCGCCTCCACCGCCTCCGGTGTTAACTGTCCCAGGTGTCCCGTTGTTGGAACCTAAAGCACCACCGGCTCCGCCACCACCGTCACCGCCTAAACCAGTAGCTCCGGCTCCGCCACCAGCGCGTGTCACAGCAGAGCCGGTTATGGAAGAAGAAACACCGTCACCACCGGCAGAAAGAGCGTCTGTGCCACCTGCTTCACCCGCGCCACCGCCACCGCCACCTTTATCCACATCGCTAGCGAAAGTTTCACCGGCAAAACCCTGCCCTGAAGTTCCATCGGCACCAGTTCCTAAAGGTGCACCATCATCACGACCACCACCACCAGAGCCGCCAGAGGTTGCAACAACATCGCCTCCAGCACCAGCACCTCCACCTGAACTGGTGATACTGGAAAAAACAGAATTAGAACCTGGATTGGAATCAGTAATTGTATTTGTAGTCGCGCCACCAGCGCCAATCGTCACAGAATAAGAGCCATAAAAAAGGCGCAAAACGCTCTCAGCACTCGCCCCGCGACCTGATGACTCTCCGATTACTGAAGACCGATACCCTCCAGCACCGCCACCGCCCATTGTCGTTTGGCTCGAGGAGGTAACATAACCCCCAGCGCCACCGCCAGCAACCACAACATACTCCACCGAAAAAGGCGGAATGGAAAAGTTTTGAGCCATATTGTTGAACTTCGTGAAGTCCCTTATGGAACTGTTCGCCATACTTGTTACAGCCACAACAACCCCTAGACTGTTACTTCAGCACCGAAAGCATTGACGCTCAAACGGTCAGCAGTACCCGCCGAAACCGTCATCACATCGGTAGCCAACATCGTGATACCCAAAGTCAAAGTCGTGGAGTCGTTCGCGGCAACCGGCACATCATAAGCAATGTAATGCTGGTTCGAAATCGCGTCACCATCCACACGAATAGCCAGGCGGAAAGTTGTTGCGCTCGCAGTCCGGTTAGCGATGATAACCGTGCTGACAACCGTCTCAGTCGAGGCAGGACAGGTGTATAAGTCCGTCAGCGAAGTCGTAGTCAGGTCAAGCTGACCAAGTGATTTATATGATGTTGCCATTTGTTATGCCCCCATAAGTAGAAAGTTAGTTTCAAAACCGCCGCCACCGGCACCGCCACCTGCAACCCAGGCACTCCCAGTATAGAACTGCAACTGCGCCACATCCTTCAAGAAACAATGCTGGCCCTCCGCAGGGGAAGTGATCGCAGCGTCCCGAGCAGTCGCATCAGCAAACACAGGGATAGCCTGATCCATCAAATAAGTCTGCACATTAGCTGCAGTCAAAACCTCGCCTGCACTAAAAGTGCGATACCCAGCGCCAGCCATTGTTCTCCCTAGAAAGCCAAAGCGTTATTACTGTCAAGTTTACCAAACACAGCATCATCCAAGACTAAGAAAGTCCAGTCTAGCGAACTCACGCTGATGAACATGTCATGCCGTGAAGGTTCCAGCTCATGACTGATGCGAATAATCTGCCCATACTGTTCAATCGGGTCACCAATCCCATTAGGGGTGAAAGTGATGGAAACCACATCACCAATCTCCAACCCCAGGCAGGTGGCCTTATAGGTTGCCCCCACAGTGTCAAGGTTCACACTAATAGTTTCAAAACGGTACTCCGGGTCACCATACTTCTGCACCAAGAAATCAGCGAGGTTCTGCAACTGTGCCTCAGTAGAAACCAGGGTGTCCAACTCCACAGAGGTCACACCGTAAGCAATCTGAGAACGGTCATTCCCTGCCTGTGCAGACAACTCACCCGAGGTCACAACAGCCTGGTTATAGAGCAACTCAGAACCATAGTTCACTGCCGTCAAAGTGAACGGGATCCCTGTGCCATCATCAGTGAAATCTGTGAGG